CAAGGCGGCCAAAGCCAAGTGGGACGAGGAACACCCGAAGGAAGGCACAAAGACAACGATCGAGAAGGAAGCCGAGCGTCTGCAGGAGCTCGAGTCCCAGGGTAAGGGGAACACGACCGAGGCGAAGGCGCTCAAGGCGCACATTGCGCGCATGGACCGGATGCCGGGGCAAGGTGGCGCCGGCGGCGCTGGTGGATTCCAGACGCCCAAGGTGAAGGAGTTGCTGGGCGCGATGGCATATAACGGCGTGTCGTTGCCTGCCGGGTTCCGTTCAAAGGCTCAAATGCAGGCCACGCTTGAAGGAATCATCGCCAAGCACCCGGAAATGTCCGCGGACGAGTTGGCCGAGCAGATAAAGAATGGCCAGATCGACGTCAAGGCCGAGACGAAGGAATCCGTAACCGCCGCCGGCCGCGCCGGGTCGATCGCCGTCGCCGTGAACGAGTTGGAGGCATTTGCGCCAAAGGTGGAAGCCGCGGCGGCCAAGCTGCCACGCGGGCAATTCATCCCGTTCAACAAACTGGAGCAGATGAAAGAAGAGCAGTTCAGCGACCCGGACCTTGCGGAGTATCGTAGCTGGATGACGTCGCTCTCCAATGCTTACGACGCTGTCGCGGCGCGTGGCGGCACGGACAAAGACAAGCGCGCCGAGAACCGCAAGAACTTCGACACGGCCGCCAGCTTCCCAGTCCTGCAGCGGCAAATGAAAGTCGTGGTCGAAGAGGCCAAAGCGGCCGAGGCAGCGGCGAAGAAGGCAGAGAAGGGAGGGCGAGGCGACGCCAAGGAAACGCCGACCCGCACATTCAAAACCGAGGCGGAAGCCAAGGCCGCCGGATTGAAGGACGGAACCAAAGTCGTCATTAACGGCGTGTCTGGAACTTGGCACAACTGATATGCCATTCGTTCCCGATGAACCTTCGGCTGGCGGCCACTTCGTTCCCGACGACCCCGGCGAAACAAAGAAGAAAAAGGACGACGAATCCGACTTCGCCACGTTCACCAAGAACGCCCTGAAAGAAGTCAGCGGCGCGGTCGTAGAGCCTGTCCTGAAAGCCGGTTCCGCGATGATCGCCAAGCCGGTTTCAGACATTGCAGGGCTTGCGGCGACCGGCAAGGAACTCATTTCCCCGACCAAGGGCGGCGGCGACCCGGCCGGATTCAAGCGCGACGTCCAGGAACGCCTCACCTACGAGCCGCGCACGACCGCGGGCAAGTCGCCGTGGAATCCCCTGAACGCCATCCCGGAGGGCATAGGCAAGGCCGTAGGCTGGGCTGGCGACAAGGCCGGACAGGGCACCGAAGCCGCGCTCAAGGCCGCCAAGGTCTCGCCGGCGCTCGCCGGGCCGATCGGAAGCGGCGTAAGTGAAGCCGTGCAGCAAGCGCCGGGATTCCTCGGCATGAAGACCGGATCCAAACTCGCCGAGCGCATTCCGGCAAAGCAGGCCGCCCTGGACGCGGCGAAGAAGATCGAAGCGCCGCAGGAGGCGATCCGCGCCGCGGCGAAGGCTGGAGACCATCCATACATCACGCCGCCCGAACACGGACTCAAAGCCGCGGCCGCGGGCCTGGCCGGGAAGACTCGCGTCGAGAAGGTCATCTCGAAGCAGAACAGCGAGGCCGCGACGCACCGCTTCGCCAAAGAGGTCGGGATGGAGGAAGGCACACCCCTGACGCCGGAGAACATTCGCACTCGCATCGAGGAAGCATACGAAGGCCGGCAGGCGATGGAAGACGCTGTCGGCCCCGAGCTCAAGATCACGCCGCAGTTCACCAAGAACCTCGACGAATCGCTCGCCAAGATGGTCACTCAATACAAGCACAATCCGGGCGTCAATTCCGACATGCTGCCGGCGATGCGGATCATCCGCGGCTACCTGAAGAAGACCGAACCGGAAGAAGTCGCCGCGGGAAAGATCCTCGGGCCTGACGGACGCCCCATGACGCCGGCGACTACCAAGGCGCCCGAGACGCGGACAATGAGCACCGAACACGTCTCGAGCGATATCAGCAAACTCCGCGACCAGGCGAAAACCCACTTCCGCGCCGGCGACAACGCGCTCGGCTATTCCAAGCTGGGAGTCGCCAATCAACTTGAGCAGCTTTTCGAGGACAACCTGAAGGCGACCGGGAAAGCCGACCTAGTCGACAAATTCAAGGCGGACCGCGTCCTGCAGGCGCAACTGCACTTCATCGAGGACGTCGTCACGCCGGACGGCAAGGTCGACCTCTCGAAAGTCGCGTCCAAGGCGAACAGTAAGCGCTACAAGGGCGCCCTGACCGGCGAACTGAAGACCGCCGCCGACTTCGCCCGGACGTGGAAGAAGGCCGCGCAGCCTCTTACCGGCGAGGCCGATCCGCGCTTCTCGGTGTTCGATGGGATGCTCGCGATGGGATCTGCCACGGCCGCGATCGCAACGATGAACCCCTGGCTGATGGCGCCCGCCGCCGGCGAGCTCGCGGGCCGCTACGGCGTGCCCGGCATGGCCAAGCGCGGCATGCTGCAAAACGCGCCGCCCAACTACCAGGTCGGCGCCACGCAGCGCGCCCTGCCAGGCGTCGCTACCGGCCTCGGAATCGAAGCCAGCCAGAACCGCGGGCCGCCTCCGCAATGAGCCTCCGCGTATTGATCGTCGATACCGGATCGGAGGCACTAGATTTTGCGATGCGCTCGATCGAATGGGGCCATGATGTAGTGTGGTTCAATGCCAAGCGCGCCGACAGAGAGAAGGAAATAGTCGGGGAGGGCATCGTCAAAAAAGTCTACGACCTTGAACTTCTAAAACGGAAGTATCTCGGATGGGCAGACGTTATCTTTCTCACAGACAACACGAAGTACCTCGACATGCTGGAGCCCTATCGTCAGATGGGCTATCCGATATTCGGGCCGTCTCCAGAGGCAGCAGAGCTAGAGCTAAACCGAATCCTTGGGCAAAAGGCTATGAAGGATTCCGGCATGAACATCATTCCTAGCAAGGCGTTCAACGACTACAAAGTCGCAGCGCAATTCGTCAGGAAGAATCAAGAGTATCTAGTTAGCAAGCCCAGCGGCGATGCTGACAAAGCCCTTTCTTTCGTAGGTGACGACGCCGCTAGTATGGAATATATGATGGTGGAGCGGTGGGACAAGAACGACAAATACCGACACGATGCAAAGAAACACGGTTTTATCTTGCAAGAAAAGAAAACCGGATGCGAGATGGCTGTCGGAGGGTGGTTTGGTCCTGGTGGATGGTCACAATACTTTTACGAAAATTTCGAATACAAGCGTGTCATGGCTTGCGATCTCGGACAGAATTGCGGCGAAATGGGCACCGTGTCGATGTACGTTAGCGATTCGAAACTAGCCGACATTGCCCTTAAGCCGCTGACCAAATTACTCCACAAGTTGAACTACGTCGGATTCATCGACAACAACGGAACGATAGACGATAACGGAGACTTCTGGCCGTTCGAGTTCACGATGCGTCCAGGTTGGCCAACGTTCCATAATCAGATGGCAACGCACGTTGGAGATCCGGTGCAATGGATGGTGGACCTTATGGCCGGCAACGACACGCTAGAAGTAATGGAGAACACGGTGTGCGTATCTGTCGTCGTCGCGATTCCCGATTTCCCCAATTCGAAGCATACGAAAAAGGACGTGACCGGAATCCCTATCTACAACGCATCCGACCGCGAGCACGTCCACCTATGCGACGTGATGAGGGGAGAGAACGTACCGGTCCAGATAGGAAGCGACATTATCCGCATGCCGCACTACGTTTCGTGCGGTGACTACATTTGCGTTGTCACCGGGACAGGGGAGACTATAAGCGGGGCGCGGAGAAGCGCATATGCTGCGGCAAGAAAGATTAAAATGCCAGTAAGGCCATTCTATAGACCCGACATTGGATCTTGGCGCATTCCTAAACAGCTACCGAAAATACAATCTCATGGCTTCGCAACAAACTTTGTTGTTTAAGAAATGTATCCGGTGCGGGGTTGAAAAGCCTCGGGCAGATTTTGGCTTTGCCAAGAGAATGCGCGAAGGATGGCGCCAACCGTGTCGGAAATGTGAATATCAAGACCAGAAGGCATACAACGAAGAGCACAGAAAGACTAATAACAAGGACAAATCGGAATGGAAGAAACGCAATCCAAGGTTCGTTAAGATGGATAGCGCCAGGTGGCAGCGAGAGAATAAGGAAAAGGCAAACTCGAAAACAGCAAGGCACAGGGCCATGAAATTTAAATCCACGCCGAGTTGGGCTAATTCTGTGTACGTCGACGACATGTACATGCTTGCGAGACTCGTGTCTGAGTTCACCGGACAACAGCACCATGTCGATCACATTGTGCCGCTGCAATCAAACGTTGTGTGCGGTTTGCACGTCGAACATAATCTGCAGGTCATTCCCGGAAGAGACAACCAATCCAAGGGAAACACGCGATGGCCAGACATGCCATAAAGATGCCCGAAGAGTGCCGCGAGGTTCCTATACTGGACATTTACGATGATGAAGACGAATCCTTCCTTCCTCTGCTTGACGAAGGCTATGACTGCAACGACTCCGACGACGAGTGAAGAGGTCAAGCTTCCGGTGAGGCTTCCGTT